GTAGCGCTGCGGCTTGTAGCTGATCGCGTACCCGCCGCCGCCCCTGCCGTGAACCATCGTCGCGTGCGCGCCGTTCGGGAGCTCGAGGCTGCCGTGGTACGCGCCGCAGTAGATGATGTCCTTGCGGCGGTGGCACACGGCCTGCACCGGGTCGAAGCCCACGCGCCCGGCCTCGCCCTCGATGTCGTGATTGCCCGCGATCATGTAGGTGGTGATGCCGTCGATCTGCGGGTAAACCTCGGTCGCGTAGTCGACCTGGGCGTTGTAGGTGCCCATGCCGTGCGCGAGTCCGTTCGCCTGCTGGCCGCGGTAGATGCCGATGCCGGCGGTGAGGTCGCCCGCGTGGAGCACCGTGTCGATGCCCCGCGCCTCGAACTCCTCATAGACCGCGAGAAGCTCAGGCAGGGCCTCCTCACGGCTGCCCAGGTGCGTGTCGGAGACGATGCCGATGGTGACCTCGTCGCCCGCGAGCGCGAGGCGCGTCACGGTCGGCGTGGCCGGCGGCAGCTTCTCGAGGCGGATCGAGCCCGGGGCACCGTCGTCGTCGACGATGCGAAAGCCGTCCTGCCGGAGGATGTCCACCGCCTCGCGGGCGCGCTTGGGCGACACGTCGAGGGCGTCTGCGAGGAACTCGATCGAGACAGCCTTCTTGGTGCGTGCCAGCACCTCGCGGGCCCGCTCGAGCAGCGGGTGCTCATCGGGCTCGGGAACGTCCGGTGCGACCGCCGGCGCGTCACCGACGATCGAGGTGCTGCCGTTGGCGACGCCGCGGCTCAGTGCGATGCCGTTCTTGCGCGCCCAGTAGTGCAGGGTGGGCGGCGAGACCTCGCCACCTGATGCGAGTGCTGCGGCCTGAGCAGAGCCGTGCTGGCGAATGGCCGCGAGCAGCTTCTCGCGGTCCTGCCACCACGGCTTCTTGGGGGCCAAGAGCTACCCGACCACAGGGGCATCGGTCGGGGCATCGGGGATCTCGTCCACAAGGACCAGATCCTCAATCACCACGCCGTCGCCGTAGATGGTGTTCACCATCGCCTGCAGCTGCCGGCCGAGAACCACGACTGCGCCGAGGATGGCTGCGATGGTCGCGCCCCAGTTGACAGGAAGCGAGGAGAACACCGGGGCCAGTGCCGCACAGATCGCGCCGATGAGGCCGATCCACGAGGCCGGGCCGAAGGAGACCTTGTTCACGGTCTCGTCCTTTCTCTAGAAGGTATTGCCGAGCGCCTGCGGCGCTGCGGAGACGCCCGTCGTCGTCCTGACGCGGGAGAAGGGGCGAAGCTGCCGCCCGAGGCGGCGCTCGAGCACCAGAGCGGCCTTGTCGCGGCCGTCCTTGTCAAGCCAGGGCCCGTAGACCCGGCGGCCGATGGTGAAGCCGTACTTGCCGCCGACGCGCACTCGACGGGCGAGGCGCTGGTTGGCGGGGGAGAGGCTCTTGATGGCCTTCTCCCGGCCTGCCTTGGTGCGCCAGGGCCCGTAGAGCTTCGGCGTGACCTTGGGGTCCTCGAGGTAGAACTCGCGCACTACTGACGGCTGCGCGTGCCGGAGCTCCGGCGATACCACGAGCGTCGCGCCGGCGAGGCTGCGCACGCGGCGGGCGACCATGTCGGAGGTGTTGCCGCCGATGGTGTTCCAGACCGAGCCGTCGGCGCTCGCGGGCGAGACGAGCATCTCCACGTGCGTGCCGCACCAGACAATCAGTGCTCCTGGCACCGGGGTCTTGGTGACCCAGCCCTTCTCGCGCCCGCGCCGGCAGATCTCAGCCGTGGCCGGGTGGCTCACGTCTGTCACGCCCGCCTCGCGCAGCCAGGCGCTGCACGCCATGCCGCACCAGGGCTCGTAGCGCATGGACCAGTACCGCTCCCACTTGGTGATCGGCCCGCCTCCGTCGTCGTTGCTGCCCGGAGGCTTCTCGCGCACGCCGACGTAGCGGGCGGCCGTAGCCACGACCCGCTGATTCGCTGTCACTGCCTTCTTCCTTTCGGTTAGAGGAAGTACCCGAGGAGCGCGCCCAGGGCGACCAGCCCGGCACCGCTCATGAATGTCCAGATGCGCGCGGCCACCACGTCGTGCCGCGTGCCGTCGTCGGCGATGTCACGCTCTGCGATGCGCGCTTTGGTCTCGAGCTCGCTGAGCCGGTGCTCGGCCTTGGTCACGCGGCCGTTCTGGATGGCGACCTTCTCCGACAGGCCGGAGACGCGCTCGGTGAGCACGTCGATGCCGCCCTGAATCTGTGCATGCGCGGTCGCGCTGTTGCGCTCGATGTCACCGAGGCGGGTGAAGATCGCCTCGAGGCGATCGTCGGAGGTCATCAGGCTGTTCCGAGATCTTCCACCATGATGTACCAGCCCGCCGGAGAGGTCGCGGATGGTACGTCAACCGTCCCGGCAGTTGTTCCAATACGCGCCTTGCGCGTGATTGACCCCGAAAGGCTGTTACTCACCTCAACCGCGACGAGCGGACTGAAGTCATCAGTCGCCAGCGTGACATTCTGCTGCGTGCGGCTAACGTTCGATGCGTCCGTGATGTTGAGCACCACGATTCCTCCCGACGTGCGCTGTCGCACTGAAGCCAGGTACACGCTGATCCTGTAGTAGCGGCCGCTAACCGCGGTCCAGGTCACACTCAGGCTGCTGATGTCAGCCTGAGCGCTGATGCCCGTCTGGTCGGTTGTCTTAGCGGCAACTTGCACGACACCACGAGGGAGCGCGTTGAAGTTCGTTGCGGTCAGGACCGATCCGGCCGTGACGATTGGAGCTAGTGCCATAGCGGCCTCCTAGTACGTGAACCGTGGATAGACCTGCTCGACCCACGCGCCTGCGGATCGCAGGAAGTAGCGGCCGGTGTCGGTCTCGAAGATGTAGTCGCCGTTGCTCGGCGAGCTGGGCCTGGTGCCCGAGGTGCAGATCGTGAACGTGGCCGTGCCGTCCGGCGGTGCGAACACGATCGGCGTGGTTGCGGCGTCTGCGGCGAACGTGATCGCGGCGTTGCCGTACTTGCTCAGCGTGAAGCGCGTGATGAACCTGTTGCCGCCGTCTGAGATCTCGTGCTCGAGCGCCTCGATGATGTAGTCGCCGCTCGTGCCGGCCACGGTGTCGTTGACGGTCACGCGGTCCTGCAGCTCCCGGGTGAGCTGCTGGGTGAGCGCGGTCGCAGAGCCTGAGTCGAGCTCCACGGTCACGGGCGTCTCGAAGTCCTGGCGCAGGTTGGTGATGTAGCTCGCCAGCTGCAGCGCGACGTCGTCGCTTGCAAGGTACGACGAGGAGATGTTGCCTCCCGACGACACGCCGAACAGCGAGATCGAGACGTCGTTCGAGGCAGTCTGCGGCCGGCCGGTGGCGTTGCCGGTCGCAGGGTCCTCGCGCTGCACGGTCTGCCGGTTGATGAGCTTGTCCAGCTGGAAGCCGGGGTTGCTCCTGATCGCGGCGTCGGTGATCGTGGCCGCGGAGCTCGTGCGGTGCCAGCGGCTGTCGCGCTCCTCATACGTGGCGATGCCGTCGCCTGAGATGTAGAACACGCCGCGCTCGGCCTCGAGCAGCTCCTCGATGATCCCGAGCGCGCTCTTGGTGCCGTCCACGTCGCGCGCGGTGATGGTGTCGCCGGTGTCGAGCGTGGTGTTGCGCGTGCCGGTGTTGGTGATACCACCGCGCCTGAGCGTCGGATCGTTGAAGTCGATCGCGTCGAGCAGCCGGCCGATGAAGCCGCCGGTGGTGGTGCTCTCAGTCGCCATCAGCCGATCCTCAGGAAGCCGGTCGCGGCCCGGGTAGTGGAGCCGGATGCCGTTGCGGTGTCGACCACGTCATCGGCAGCCGCCTCGGTCGCCTCATCGCCATCCTCGGTGGGGGAGACCGCTGAGATGGTGTCGGGGTTCTTCGGGTTCACCCGGCTCAGCCACAGGAACAGGTCGATGCAGCTCACGCTGAGCTTGCCGACGGTGCCGGTCATCTCGAAGTCCGCCGACTGGATGAAGCCGTAGAACAGGCCGTAGGTGGTGCCGGAGTAGGTGGCGCGCACGCGCACCGGCCGCATCGGGATCAGGCCGGGCACTTGCTGCACGAGCGCGGAGCTCGGGTTCTGCGGGTTGAACTTCCCGGGATCGGACGGGTCGCAGAGCGTGAACTGACACGTGCCGGCCTGCATGTTCGTGAGAAGGTCATCCCGGCCGCGGCGGATGCGCAGGTCCTCGGCGAACTCGGTCACGTCGTCGAACGGTCCGTCGAAGAACTGACTGAACTGCGAGCCGAACACGCCGAGGGTCTGCACGGTGCCGTTGACGTTCTGGAACGAGAAATCGAACACGAGCAGGTTTGCGAGCGACCCGGTGAAGCCGATCTGCACCTGAAAGGTGGGTACTGGCATTAGTAGCCCACACTTACGATCCGGTTGAGCTCAGGCTGGATGACCCGCGCGGCCTCGCGTGCGTCGAGCACGCCGTTGAAGGTGAGGTTGACCACCATCGACCGCCCGCCACCGCCGGCGAGCTCCAGCGCCTCGGCCAGCGCCTGGCGGCCGGACGGCCGCTCGAGCGGGATCACGGCCTCATCGCCGGCCTCGCCGACGAGGCTGTTCACCGGGCCCGTGAAGATTCCGCCGATCGCCGCCGGCCGCGCGTTGTCCTTGAGCCATGCCTGCTGGCGGCGCTTGAGCAGAGCTTGCTCGGCAGGCGTGATCCTCGTCCCGCCCTGCGAGCTCGGCTTCTTGAAGTCGGCAGCCAGGTCGTCGAATGCGCGGTCGCGGCGTGCTTCCCAGTTAGCCACCGGGTCGAGCACGGCCGGAACGTTCGCCGGCGGTCCTTGCGTGTCGATGCCGAGCGCGCGGCCGACCGCGGCAATCAGCGCGCCAGGCGCGCCGGTGATGCCGGCGGCGATCCCCTCGAGGATCTTGACGCCGATGTCCTTGAGTGCCTGTGCCCAGTCGCCGAGCTTGTTCAGGAGCGCACCCGGGAACCCCTTGATGTTGTCCCACGCAGCTGCTGCCAGGCCGGTGATGCCGCTGGCGATCCAGCCGATGACCTTGCCGCCGATTGTCGGCAGCCCCTCGTCGCCGGTGAACCAGCCGACCACCAGACGACCCAGCGCGGCGGGGAAGCCGATGATCTTGTTCCACACCGCCTGAGCGAGGCCGGAGATGCCGGAGACGACGAAGTCGACGACCTTCCCGCCGATGTCGACCAGGCCACTGAACCAGCCGGCCACGAGACCGATGAGCGCCTTCGGCATCTGGCCGATCTTGTCCCAGATCGCCTGCGCCAGTCCCGAGACGCCGGACACGAGCCCCGAGACCACGCTCTTGCCGATGTTGAGGAGTCCCGTCGCCCAGCTGC